ACACCCGGCTGATCTGGCAACCACTCACCGAATAGAATCTTTTGCATTACTGCCTCGTCCAAGTATTAGACCCGCTAGATTGCGTAGTCCATGTGTTCGGTACTTCTGTAACTGGAGTCCATTCACCCGATCCAGCAACCACCGCAGTCCATGTGTCCTCACCCGTAGTAACACCAGTCCAGTTTGTAGCGTCAGGAACTAAATCAGACCATTCCTCACCAATAATCTGGCCTGTAGCAGCGCATACCGTTACGACGTTAATAGAGCCGTTTCCAGCCCATATCGCAGTTGGGTAGGCCGATACATTGGCAGAACAATTAATAGACCCAGAATCGCTATAAAGCACTCCTCCGATTGCTGTGACAGTAGCCTGACCATTTATGCTTCCTGAGCTAGTCCTAATCCTAATAGCATTAGATGTAACAGCAGCCGAACCAGATATAGCGCCAGATGACGTTCTAACCCTTATCGGTACACCAACAACAGTTGCAAAACAAGTAATAGATGCAGAAGATCCTTTTAATACCGATGCCGCAGCGGAAACACTAGCATTTGCCGTTATCGATGCGCTTCCAAATTCAAGAATTGCATCGCCTTCAGCATAACCATATTCCCAATAATCGTAGACAACGTATTGAAGACTCATTATGTTAATTTTTCTTATTCAATAGAACTTGATCGAATATCGGTAAACTGTTCATTTTCATACTTCCACCCAATACCAGCCTCAGTTCCTTCAATACAAACAACATAAGATCCAACTGGAGGAACCCAATTGCTTTCACCATCCCATAAAATAACATTGATGATTACATTGGTTTCTTCATCTATTACTGCATAATTTTTAACATCCATAATTACCACCAAGTAAGAACAATTTGACCTGCGCCACCTGCTCCGCTTGTGCTGCCTTCGGATGCGCCGCCACCGCCGCCAGGAACTGACCCTGCACTTACTGCACCTCCATTTGCAACACCAGCACTACCATTTCCACCAAAAGTGCTTGTGCCGCCAGAAGCCCCAGAAGTATCGCCAGTTCCACCACCACCACCACCACCATAAACAGAATTTCCACCTGACAATGCAGAAGTTACGCCACCACCACCGCCACCTCCACCATAGCCAGAACTGCCGCCAGAATTTGTAGACCCAACACCTCCATCACCACCACCAAACCCATTACTAACACCAGATATTGATGGCGCTCCACCACTGCCAGCAGTTGCACCAGAAGCATTCCCACCAGCAGACAAAATGCCGCCGCCACCACCACCAGCAGAAGTCGCACCAGCATTACTACCACCACCACCTCCGTAAGCAATTAACTGTGTTGATTTAACAGGCCAATTTGTTATATTAAAACTTGTATCGCCGCCAACATTTCCAGTACCAGTAGTTGTTCTAGCTGCACCACCGCCGCCAACAGTATAGTTTTCAGATGCTGCAAGATATGAAAGCGGAATTGTTATCGTATTGTATGCACCGCCTCCACCACCACCAGCGGAATCAGTAGCTATTCCTCTGCCACCACTTGCCCCACCTCCCCAAACTTCAATTTTTACCCATTGATAATTTCCAGTTGTAGGTTTACTCCATGTACTTGAACCAGATGAAAGTGTTTGAGTTTGTATTTGGACAGGTGTAGGTGTAGCCCAAGACGGAGATGCAGAAGGCCCACCAGATACAAGAGCTTGACCAGCAGTGCCATAGTTAGCCCCAGCGATACCAACTTTGTTTGCGATTAGATCTGTAAACGTTCCGGCAGCAGCAGTTGTTGCCCCTACTGTTGTGCCATTTATTGACCCACCAGTAATAGTTACATTATTGGATGCTTGTGTAGATATCGTTCCAAGACCCAAATTAGTTCTAGCGTCAGACGCATTAGAAGCACCTGTACCACCATCAGCTACTGCTAAGTCAGTGATCCCAGTAATTGAACCGCCAGAAATATTTGCGCTAGAGATAGTTGCGCTAGAAATGTTAGCATTTGTATATGTTACTGTAGTACCAGAAAGATTAGTAATCGTAAGACTTGAAACCGTATTACCTGATTGAATCTTGTCTGTATTTAGATTAGTAAAGTTAGCGTCCACCTCATTGTGGGTTAGCGCACTACCTTTACCAGCCCTTGTTACGATAGTGGACATTTATATTCCTTATGCCAAAGTCACAGACAGCGAACCAATAGCAATCTTAAAGATGTCTCCATTATCAATCGTCTTAGATGTATCCAGAGCAGTGTGATAAAGCAAGTTGCCACTGGTTAGTGCATCTTCAATACCAATCCAGCCTACAGTCCCCCATGAGGCTGTAGCTTGTGGAAACTCAATGGCAGCACTGTTTGTACTAACGCCATTACTGGGAGCGCCAAAAGTAACAGACTGACGAGCATAAGAACCGCCAGAGACTTCTGTGCCGGTATCAGCATCAGTAGGATCAGATGTATAAAGACCGACATAAACAGTAGTCGGGGCAGTGTAAGTCGTACCCCGCAAAGTACCGTTAATCAGAGCGTTTTCCAGATAATTCGACATTTCTGCCATGATTTACCTCACGTTATAAGACATTGCCATAGGCTGACCGCTGTACTCACTAGACTGGTCAGCATTAGATATAGAAGTGATAGAACGGTCATACAATGCGCCCCAGACCTGCAATCTCGCATCGTTCATCAGGTACGGTTCAGCCTCTCCCAAAGCCCCGTACAGCAGCGCATCAGGGCAGTTAGCCAAGAAGACATTGCTTGCATTGGTGTCACTCAACAGAGGAGGCTTGGCGTAGTACAGCATCTGAGCCTGATAAGCCGTATCAGGGATAGGCGCAAACTGAATCTCTGAAGCCAAGACCGTGTAAGTACGTGGGATACCAGACTCAGTAGCCCGTGTGCTTTGATAGAAGGTATTAGGAGACTCATACGATACCGAGCTAATCGGGTTCGTATTAAAGTGGATGTCCCGCATCTCAAGGAAGTCGGTAGGCAGTCCCACCGTGGGATCTCCACCCGTAGTATTAGCCGTAGCCACCACCAGCATCTGACGGATTCTCAGGTCTCTACGCAACCGTTCCTCAGCCAGACGGATAAAGTCAGGGATTACTGAGTTCAGATCGCTACGAGCTAGGTAGCTGGCTATCGTAGTCTTTAGTTCACTATAGCTCGTCAAGGCCATGACTATTTCCCGTTGTTATGCGCCTCAATAGCGCCTTCTTCTACATCTTCCCATCGATACTCGTAAGTACCAATGTGACCGATATGCTTGGAAAGGCTGTGATCTACATGAGTCTGGAACCCGGCATCCAAGGCTTTGATGCAAAAATGCACATCCTCGCCAATAATGCCCTTAGATCCCCAACCCACATCAAACCAAGGCTTAGGCACTTTCTCAAACACTTCCTTGCGAATCATCACCACACCAAAACCAACCGCTGTAACAGGCTCTATACCTTCCTTGCCCATCGAATCAACCTTGTGCCAAGCGTGACGGATAATCTTGCCCTCGTCATCCTTCTCAATCTCAAGGTTCAAAGCAGTCGGTAGCGTAGGCTTACGTCTCGTTACCGCATTGACCCCAACTATCGGAACCTCACGACTTAACAAAATGTCAATCGTGTCACTAGGAAACCGCATATCTGAGTCAATAAACAGAACCGCATCGCATCCCTCTTTGAGAGCAGCATCTACTAGCTTCTCCCTCTGATCGAATATCAGCGTTCCTGCCATCGTGTACAGCTTTAGGCCGTTGCCATCTTGAGAACACCTATGCTTAGAATCTCTGCCGACCATCTTGGCAAAGTCAAAGGCAAAAGAGGTGTGAACCTCATCCCGAGCTGGTACGCATACGCCTACAATCATTAGTTCCCCTTAGAGATAGTTCCACGATAAGTCTTCCAAGCTGCATTATCTGGATTATTAAGCCAACAAGCAAACGCTGCGTTATCAACAATAGCAAACCCTCGCATAATCCCCATCTTGTTCAAGTCATCAATGACCGTGAACGGGATTCTAGCTACATGGTGCAAATCGTTTAAATTCCCAGTCCTTTGCTTGTCAAACTCTAATTGAGCCTTGTTGGCCTCAATGATCTCAGATACATCTTGTTTAGTCTCAATGATGATACCGCCATCACCGTCTGCGTGTACTACCGTATCTCTAAAGTCCATAAGTCCTCGTAGAAAAGCCCCCAACCATAAGGTCAGGGGCTAGTTCTTTACAGTGCCATATTCAGGTCAGCAACGATACCGTGGGCGGCTTCGTTCTTAACCTCAAGAGTACACTCGACCAAGATCTGAGTCTTGTCAGAATCGCCAGCCTTAGCCAGTTCGTTAGTCATGAACGGACGCAGGTAAGCGATAGCTGCGTACTCAGGATCAAGGATCAGAGCATCGCGGGTACGCATGAAGCGGTTAGGAACCACCGACATATTGCCGAAGTCACTGACGTAGATGTCAGCAGCGCCGATAATTGTCGAAGGCTTTGCACCAGTGACGTTGAAGCGGGTAGCACCGATACCAGCGAAGCTAGATACCTTCTGCTTACCAGCAGCGCCAACCATCAGAACCGAAGGAGTACCGCCCGAAGTAAACACCTCAGCCACGACTTCTTTCAGCAGGGCTTCAGTGAAGGTACGGGTGTTACCGTCAGTACGGGTCGAAACACCGATAGTCGTAGGATCGCCACCGTTGGTCTGAGCCGACGAGTTGGTCTTAATCCATGACAGCAGCGAACCCATCTTACGAGCAGCAGAGTTAGTAGAACCAGCGTCACGGCCTTGGTTCGACAGCAGGATGGTTTCCAGATCGCGCTTGATCTCTTGCGAAGCCTTAGCCAGTTGATAAGCCTTTTCAGACTTACGACCAGCCTTGTTCACTGTGTCCAGAGTGCCGGAGACTTTGATAGTCTTTTGCAGAATCTGGGTGTAGTTACCAAGACGAACAGTCGGAGACAGGGTAGCGTCCGAAGCGTCAGCACCTTCAACAGCAGCGTTAGCGGTAGTAGCGGCTGCAAGGCTGTCGGTCTGCCACTCGTGGTAAACAGCCGTAGCTTTGGTCTTGCCAATCGAAGACATGAAAGGAGTCTCGGTAGGCGAGATGTTGTAGATAACATCGGTAAGGTCTTCACGCTGACCAACAGCGTCGTAAGCATTATAAATTGCCATGATGTAATTCCTTATAAGAATCGTTCAAATACACTTGCGGCATCTGCCACCCGACCGGATGACTTCGCTCGCGCTTTAAGTTTCTTCAGTTCCTCGCTATTACCGTCTCGTGGCTTAGAAACACCGGGCTTAATCGCCTTAGGAGCCTCTTGGACACGCTTATTAACAGAAGGCTTACTCGACTGTAGCTTGTCGTACTGCATAGCCTTAAACAGCGTCAGAACTGCTCGGGAATCGAACACATTAGCCAATTCCTCATCAGAGAATCCCATCTGCTTACCGTAAGTCCGAATATCCTTTCGGATTGATTCGCCCTTAGACGGGTCAGCAAACTCAGGTATCGCAGCGACCAGCTTCTCAGACTCAGCAGCAACCATTTGCCGCATCTGTTGTTGCCTGTCATATTCCTGCTGTTGCGAGATTCTCTCCCGTTCAGCACGAACCTGCGCTAACTGCTTCTCCTTCTGAGACATCTCAGCGACCTTCACGGCATAGCCAATCGGGTCAGTCTCTTTCAGGTAGTCCAGATCCTCTGCTTGTTGCGGCTGGTTTATCATCTGCTCGATGAGTTCCAACCTTTGCGCGTACTGATCGCGCATAGCCTTAGCTTCTTGAACCGCTTGGCGCTCGGCCTCAACCGCCTTACGTTCCTCAGCTACAGCTTGCGATTTCTTGGTATAGTCAGTGCCAAGTTGATAAGACTTAATGAGTTCATCTAAGGTTACCTCCCGGTCTTCGCCAGCGGCTTTAACACGGTATTTCTGAGGTTCTTCTGACTCATCCTCGCCATCTTCTTGTTCTACCTCCGACTCGTCTGATTCTTCATAAGACTCAGACTCATCAGATTCGGCATCGCTGTCGTTGGCCTCTAGTCGGCGTTTAGGTTGTTCCTGTTCGGAGCCTTCATCACCGCCCATTAGACCCAAGATAGCGTCTGCTGCACCACTTACACTTAACTCACCACTTCCCTCGGGAGTCGTGTTCTGAGTATCGCTCATTTATGTTTCCTAAATTATATCGGGAACCGCCCGACACGGGTTACAAAATCTTCATCCTTTTCTCGTCAATCATCTTCTGAGCAGCGATGCCGTCGAGATAGGTTTCAATGGATTCTAAGACTCGGAGGCGCATATACGCTTGTTCCCTAGTCTCAATATCCGCATAATCACTCATTGCAAACTTGTTAATCTCTGTGCCTCGGAGTTCTTCCATCATCTCCTGCCACATAGGTTCACGAAGCAGGTTAATAGCCCACTGTGCTTTATCCACCAGTCAGGCTCCCCAGTTCTTTAATCGTCTTCAGGACAATCTCAGCCTGTTTGTTACGGCTGTCCTCGTCTGCTAAGTCCATAGCCAGAATAGCTTGCAGTTGCTGTACTGCTAACTGAGCCTCCTTGATACGGATGTCAGCCTGATCCTTCTGGTTCTTCATCTGCATCTCAATGCCCTTGCGGGTGAACTCAGCCTCTAGCGTCTGACGTTCCAGATCTAGCTTGGCTGCATCAATCTGCGACTTAGCCTGTGTCTTCTCACGCTCTACGTCCATCAGCATCTTAGTCATCTCTGCCTGAGCATCAGGAGTAGGCGGCTGTGGCTGCGACAACTGAGCATCCATCTCAGGGCTAATCTCGTTCATGAAGGCATTAGCGTCTTTAAACCCTGCCGCCTCAATAAACCTAGCCAATGTATTCCGGTACTGACCAATCGAGACCAGAGGATTCGACGGGCCATACTGCTGAATGATCTGTTCCTGCTTGGCAAGAATCATCTGGAGCATCGTCAGCTTCTGATCCCGGTCACCTGAACCCAGACCAACATTGACCGACACATCGTATTCATTGTTCCATGTGCGAGGGTCAAACTGCACATACTTGCCACGCATACGGACGATCTTAGGCTTGTCCTGATACTTGCCCAACAGATGCAGAATCCCCTTAAACAGGCTCTTAACGCCAGTCTCAGCAAAGATACGGGCAATCAACTCCAGCTTGCCAGAGTTAGACTTCATCATCGCAGCAACAGCAGCAGCCGTTACATTCGACAGCACATCCGGGTCAAGACCTTGTTGCGCGTCATTAACGCCAGTACGCTTGGCCTGTACCGCATCCATGTACTCCAGCATCGGCTGCGCCTGACCGAACGTAGACTGAACAGACAGCGGAACCAGAGCGTTAGGGTTCTTCATCCGCACAATACCGCCCGGCGTAGCGTTCAGCAGGTCATCCAGATTCACCTGACCATCAACAGCGCCAACCCGGTTATTGTTCGTCAGATACAGGTTATCCAGAGACTGACGAGTAATAGTGGACTTGATAAGCTGGATGTCCATAGTCCGATCTGCCAGAGACTGACCGAAGAACTTATGGGGAATAGGGATAGGACAAATGCTGTGGAACGGGATGTAGTCACATTCTTCATCTTCAAGGATCTCCGAGCCGCAATAGACAATACGATGCAGTTCGGCAATACCGTCTTCGTCCTCGTCAATCCGTATATAGCACTCGTATACCTCAACCGTCTGCATGGCAGGGTCAAGGCTTTGCGCCTCGTCTGGCTGTTCACCTTGGTCAAAGCGAGCAACGCGCTCAGGGCTGAACGTCAGATCATCATAAGAAGGTAGCTCATCTACGATGTCTTTATCGTAGCCAAGCGCAATCAATTCTGACCGCTGCATTAGCTTTCGATGGGCTACAAAGGGAGCATCCTCAATAGTTCTAGCAGCCTTGGAGATCAGGAATTCCTCGGGAGGCACGTTCTCAATCTTTACGGAGCCGGACTTCTTAACCCGCTTGACCTCGATCTCATAGACAGGAGCCATAATCGGCTGGCCCATCATATCAATACCGGCCTCAATGAACTCGACTTCCTGCTGGACAACCTCCAAGGACTCATCCGATAGCAGCAGGGCTACCTCATCCTCAGTCAGGTTCTTGTATTCTTCTTTGATAACATCTTCAGACTCATCCCAGTAGGACTTGACCACGCCTACCTTCTGGAGCAGGGCATCCTTGAACCAGTTATGCAGGATCAGCAGACCTTCGTTCTCACGGTAGAACACCCAGTTGCAGTAGTCTGTAGCCTGTTTGGCAGACTCCTCAGCGTCCGCGCTCTTAGGCTCAAAGTAGACAATATCCTCAGTGGTCGTAAAGACTCGGATAAGTTGTGGCAGCGCACCATCAATGGCCTCAGCTACCTCGCCAGTAACGATCTGGCTACGGCCTTCTACCTCGTTCCCATAGGGATTGCGAAGATAGTAATCTAGCGCCTTGCGACGCTCTTCTGTAGTCTCGGTCTCGATGAAGCCGATTGAGTTATCAATCTCAGCTTCAAGGATGCCCTTAATCATGCCTTCATCCATCTTCATAGCAAACCCTTACAGGAATTTTGCCTATTATACAACCCATTTGGTATTGATAGGCAAGTCTGATGACCATGAATCGTCGCTCTCGTCAAGCCCAATAGCCAAGTATCTGAAAGCGTCTGAGTAATGGCTAGACCAGTCGTGCAGTGGCTTATCGTAGAACACCTGCTGCTTCTCGTTGTATTCCCTACGGTAGTTGCGTATAGCGTCTAGGCCAGCCTTAGTCTTGTGGTCAAACCAGCATCTAGGCAGGATACGCCTGACAGCCTGTATCCCATCGGCTACAGACAGCCTTGGAGCCACGGTAATCTCAAGCCCAGCCTCTTGCAGCACTTCCTTACGGCTACGGCCTGTGCCTAGCTCCCTCACCTCAACGTCGTGCGGGAGGATCTGCCCGAAGCCTTCGTACCTATTCTCTCGCAGCCACGATACATACCAGTCCAGACCGACTCCGTGGTTCTCGACGCAGTCAATAAGCCTGATTTCCTTGCCAGCCAACTGAGCAACCCATAAACAAGTAGAGTCACCCATGCCAAGATCCCAAGCAACAAAAGACCGGCAAAGGTCATCCCGGTCAATAGTCGTGATTCTGCTCTTGGTTTCGAGATCGTTAATAATCTGACCATAATAACTACCCTCGACTGCTGCGTTAAAGGAACACTCAAACTCTTGCTGGTACTTGTCCTCGCCCATCTCCTTGCGAGCGCCCCAGAGTTCCTTCTCATTGAGGATACCCGTCTCGCTGGCCCTGAACTCAAGCAGCTTCCATCCCTCTGCTGTCTGCGCCCTATCCCTGAAGTCAGCAAAATGGTTCCGACCTTTAGGCGTACCAATGAACAAACACCATGTAGGCTCATCATCTGAGTTCCTATCTGCTAACGCTGGCCTGATGACCTCGTTCCAGATTTTAGGGTTTTGGTCTCCGATCTCATCCAGCACCACACCGTCAAAGTACTGACCACGGAGGCTATCAGCGTTATCAGATCCGTAAAGACTAATCCGTCTGCCCCAAAAGTCCACCCTGAGTTCTGATATGTTTGCCACTGCTCCCAGAGGACGAGTGAACTCAAGCAGATAATCCCAAGCGACACGCTTAGATTGAGCATAAGTAGGCGCAATATAAGCAAATCGAGGGTTTGGTTTCTTGCACTCAATGGCAGCCTTTATCAGGTGATTGATGGCGCTTACAGTTTTCCCCATACGACGATGGGCCACTACGACCGTAAACCTGTGGTTATCTACTGCCTCATGGATAGCTAACTGCTGCTCCCTTGGCTTGTAGGCAATCTCGATTACTTCTGCCATGTGACCACGTGCTGCTGAGGAGCACCATCAAGGCCAGTAACCTCAGTCCTAGCCAGCTTAGGAATATGGTACTCGCTCATCTTGAGCATAATATCCAGTGCCTTATGCGGATCAGCCTTAATTCCTAGTACCTCATCGCCCTCAGCTACCCTCTGAAGCCATCGCTCCATAAAAGGAACATTGCGCTCCAATAGAGTAGCTATAGCGTTTCTTACTACTAACGTTGACTTATTAGGCGTACCTTTAGGTCTGCCCGGCCCTGCTAGTCCATCTCCGATTTTAAGAGTTTCTTTATCGCTATTTGTTTCCATAATTGCATTATCCTTTGGATGTCATGCTGTCTAAACTTGTTGCGTCAAATTAATATTTACGTATAATGATAGTTCACTTGGAGGAAATATGAAAATCACTATCGAAATAGAAAATAATGTAATGAATGTTAACTATGACTCTGAGTCTCTTGATCTACCAGAAGATGATTTTATTGCATTACTGGAAGATTCTATTCTTTTGCTTAAATCTCAGTTACTGTCTAGTCAATACTCAGTCGAGTAATCCTTTAGCTTTTTGGTCTTTAAGATAGTTGTAATAGCTTTCTATTACCCTGTCATCAATAATCTCAGAGACTCCTTCTTTGCGCTTTTCTAAAGCACCTAATGTCATTGTGCGTAAATCAGCATTTCTGCCACTTAACTCTTTTGCAATCTTTTCAAAAGTCTTTGGCATTAGAACTTCAACTGGGACATTTGTGCCGAGAGTTCCCTGATAAATTCCAGAAAAATCTGTATCGTAAGTGGGATTAGCTGATTTTGTTAGCTTCATACCGCCACTTGGAGACATGATTACTGTATTCCCTATGTATCCCTTTGGAACCCCTAACAATGACTCATCAGTAATTGCGCCAACAACATCCTCTGCATTAAAGCCAAATAACTGTTGATTGTTTTGACCAGCTTTTTTTAAATAAAACCTATTAGTTACTGCTTTTCTTAGCTCACCACCATCCGGGGCATAAAGCTGCGCTCGACCCTCCTCAGTCATAATTCCCTTAAAGTCTTTAAACGGCTGGGTTACTACTCTTTTATCTCCAACCATCTTGGGAACTTTAAAATCTTTTACGCTTTGGTCAAACGCTTTGATATTTGCTTTAGATAATTTCCCAGAATCGGCAATTCCAAGCAAAAGACTAACTGGCTGAACTGAGAAATTTTCACCAAACTCACCCATTGTTGATGGCATATGAATTACATTTCATGAACCACCAGCCAATAAGTTTTCTGCTCTCGCAACTTCATCTCTACCAGCTATTCGACTAGCAATACCAAAATTTGACGCACCTGCAATTTCGTCTGCCATATGACCAAGGTCTCTAGCGTAATCTTGGCCTCCATGAGTAATATATTGCCGTGGCAAAAGAATATCTGAAACGCTCTTTATTCTAAAATTTCTGCTTGAGCTATCCCAAGGCATAATCATAAGACTAGCGTCTTTATAATCCTCAATCTTTACTGGTTTTTTCTCAGCCAATCCACCAATATATTCTTTCTCAAATCTTGTACCGACAGATGGGTCTGGTTTTTTTGGTGTTGTTGGCCTGTACGCATACATCTGCAAACCAGTTTTTGTCGCATAATCATCAAGCAAACCACCTACTTGAGGAGCAATATATTTACCGCCAGCAACAGCACCACGAGCCGCAAGTCTTGCAGCACCGGGGGCCACTGGCAAAAGAGCACCCACTGTTTCTTTAGCTTCTGGACGTAATTGGGTAGCCATACCAGCACCACGGGTGTTTGGCATCCCGTAAGCAGTGTTTTCTAGTGTCTTTACAAAGGCAGGAACACCAAGCAAGTTAGTCAATGCTCGTACAGGATCGTTCTCGTACCCAAATGGTTTACTAACAGCCTCGTTGATACCACTAAGCAAACCAGCGCCATAATAAGCTGGATAATTTGAAATTGGCGTTGATCTTACGTCAGCCATAATACACCTCGTACATATCCGGCCTGTTAGCCTTTATCCACTCTCGTGGCTCCTCATGGCATTTCTTGAAGTCTGTGCCTACTGTCTGGCTTCCTGCGTGATGCACATAAGCCCGGCTGACGAAATGCCTATAACCCGCTTCTAGCAGGTCATGACATATTATATTATCGGAATACCAATTAGTGCTAGGAAACTTAGCCGTATCCCATGCCTTCCTGCTTATGCTGGCAAAGATAGGGGCGATTACTCCCGTCTCCTTAATCTGTGCCTCACTTGCCCATCTTAGTCCCTCTTGTTTATCATCGTAAACAGGGAACCTAATGTTCTGGTCTGGCAATACGTAATCCGATCTTGCTCCCAAAATTCCGAGATTTATGCCCGTTGATTCCAGAATTTCCGCATCTGCCGCCAGTAACCTCATAGTGTCTGGGTTCAGCACCACATCGTCATTACTGAGGATTACTGAGTCGTACTTGCCATGCTCAAAAGCGTAGTTTGTAGCTACATTGTAAGCATCGCCGAAATTATCAGCCTGATTCGGCCTCCACACCAGATTAGGCAGGATTGACTTGGCTCTATGCCAAAGCTCCAGACTATTCCCAGATAGGTATACAGGGATCGAGGGCGCATATACCCTGATTGACTCCAGCAATACCGTAATGCCGGGGTTCTTAACCGTACAGATGACTATTGCTTGCACAATGTTACCTTCATGGAATCTACCGCCCTCGGTGTTCTCAGAATTTCCTGATCGGGAACTCCAGCCTCAGACATCTCTGTGCCCAGTTCTGTCAACTTAAACTGAATCTCTGTCAACTTAAAGCCCTTGTCCCAGCCCAGATACCAGCACCAGTCAGTGTAGTACAGCCAGCTATTCTCGTTAAATGCCCGTACATGAGTAGGATCTTGCCATGCGCCCAGACTTAACTCATACGGAACAGAAATAACAAATTTCCCGTTCGGGATTAATAAGTCCCGGCAGTTCCTCATTGCGCTAATTAAGTCCGGTATATGCTCTAAAACGTCATTTGCGACGATTTCTTCAAACATCTCAGGCTTAATCTTGATCTGTCCGAATCGGGTTTCTATTAGCTCACCCCATTGAACCTTTGAAATGTCGCATACCCAGTCAGGATTTACCCTTGCCTGAATGTCTGAGTTTAGACAGTCTTCTCTCCAGTCCTTGCCGGAGCCTAAATTAAGGGTTAAGGGCTGCAATTAGATCCTCTACGTTATCAGAGCACAATAATGGGATTAGTTCTTTGATTCGGCTATCAGGTAAATTCCACCACGGATTTTGCAGTAGCCTCTGTATCTGGTCTTCAGTAAACCGTAGCTTTAATACCTTGGCAGGATTGCCGCCAACAATAGCATAGGGAGGCACATCCTTAACCACCACGGACTTAGCCGATATGACAGCGCCATCACCGATATTAACACCGGACAATATAGTAGCGCCTGATCCTATCCAGACATCGTTGCCAATGACAACATCACCCTTAGTCGCTGGATGCCCTTTGCCATGCCAAGGGAATTTGTCCTGATGAATATGCCCAAACGGATAAGTCGTTACCCAGTCGGTTCTGTGATTACCACCAAGGAATATCTCAACATTGTCAGCAATAGAGCAAAAAGCGCCGATTATCACATCAGCGCCTTCACCCCACTCCCTTATACGAATATTCTTAATCCCATAGGAATATTCCATTACTTTTTCTTGTTCCGAGCAGAGATAGAAGCAGCTTTCTTCTTGGCATCGGCCTTACTGCTGGCTCCCCATGCTCGTAAAGACAGTAACAAACGAGTAGGCTCACCATTTGGCTTCTTCTCCGGGCCGGGCATACCACCCATACGGGCTAGGAAACTGGCTCTACGTGGATTGTCTCCAGACTTAACAGGAGCCTTCAGGTCAGAACCGGGGTTCTCAGCCTCATAAGACTTGCGGCCCTTCTCGTTCAGACCGCCCTTAGCATTCTTCCCGGCCTTCTTAGTCCAAGCGGCTGTCATTTTTTGGCTTTGTTCTTGGCAGTGCGAGAGCCACGTACAGGCATCGCAGTTTTAGCTGCTTGCTTGAAGTCAGCCTTAGTCGGTGCGCCCTTGGTTCCCGGCTTCTTCATCTTCTCGCCTGAACCCTCGGCTATGCGCTTGCGCTTTGCATTAATATTGGCATAAAGACCTGTTTTCATTTCTTCTTACCTTTCTTTTTAGCAACACCAGCTTCGGAAAGTGCGATTGCAACTGCCTGTTTCTGAGACTTAACAACCGGGCCACCCTTGCCGCTATGCAGTTCACCCTTGCCAAACTCACGCATAACTTTCGCTACCTTCTTGGCTGCTTTGGTCTTCTTCATTGAGCAATTCCCCTAGTTGTAATTGCAGTTCCTGTTCGGTAACGCCGTAGGATCTTTCAAAGGCTTTACGGCCTAAGCCGTGATAACCTGAGTTTCCTCTGTGATGCTCTGGGCAAAGCGGTAGGACGTTGTAATGCGAATTCCTTACACCCATTCCCAAACCCAGACCTCGGATATGGTGAATCTCTGCCGGAGTGCCGGGATAACCTGCCCTATAGCAGATTATACAGCCAATGTCTGCCACTTTTGACAAGTATTGTGCTTCTCTTTTACGCACGATTTTTACCTTCTAGCCGCTTTTGAACCAGATCTATCAAGTCTTTGATCTGGTCTGGATAGTAGTAATACAAGTTCCCGAAAGACTGTAGCCCGATTTCTTCAATGTCCTGATCCGTTAGCTTCCGCAGCTTTATCCTTAATTCCTTGTTCCCGAATAGCGGCTTTTGCTGGGTCATAGTCGGAAAAACCGTCTACATCGCCACATTCAGGACATTCTGTAAGCGAATCCCCAGAAGCCCAGCAGTGTCCTTTAGGTATCTCATCCCAATCGTCCACAAATCCACAAGAGCGACATTGTGCCAAATTGCTATCGTCTACTACATTGTCGTTAATCATATTATCCTCTTATTGGGCTGCGCGATCTATACCGCGATTAGATGCTTCCTGTGAGCGCCAGACATCGATCCTAGCTTGTGCTGCTACCAACATCCACCTAAGCGTCTCAGCCTTCTCTACGGCCTCTTTAAGCCCGTCCAGCACCTCTAAATACTCTGGATGGCTGTAGGCATAGTTATCTTTATCGGCAATAGTGTTCCCCATTGCTACAGAGAACAACATTGCTTTCTTGGATTTCCGGAATTCTTCAAGGTAAGTAACCTGAGCCTTGGCCTGTGCGTATTCAGCAGAGTGCCGGATCATGTAGTTAATTGCTTCGTGGGGATCTATTGAATTCATATTTATAACCCGGGTTTCCCCGGGCTTAGAGTTAGTGGTATTGGCGAAGTGCGCTTTCTGGGAGAGACAAACCGCCTGGATAGGTTTTCTGCGTGACAGGATTGATTTCCTTCAGCATCGCCCAACGCTCACCATCAGCGCCAATCTTGAAAGACAAGATTACGAAAACACCAGCAACGTGGCCTCTAACAATTTGGTTTACTGAAAACATGGGAACCTCCAAAGAAAGTTAAGTTCTAATTTGTGTTTCGATGGAGTAATCATACCATAATGTTTTGACGATGCAACATATATATTTCTATCGGCTAACAATTATTGATAGATTTTATTTAGCAGCGTGTTGCCATACATAGTCGATAGCTTGTGCAAATTGCTTTCTTGTCAACGATAGCTGTAAGTTATCAGTAAGCACTAGCGCGTCACCTATCTCCCGTAAATCGCTGCCAGACAAGCCCCACTTGCCGGACTTATCAAACCTAGCCTGAACCTTCAGCATGGCATCTAGCCCTATCCGTATATCCTTGGCCTGATCTTCCTTGCCAGCAGCGTTAGCAGCCACTAACCCGATATTTAGCCTAGCGACTATCGTATGCCAGCTCTCAATGTCCCCATAGCCTTCCCGTAGCTTCATCAGCTCTGAATGGGGCGCTAGTTGCAAGGCTCTTTCTGATTCTGCGTTATGCCTGATTGTTAGTGGTAGTGTCTTAGGTACGAATTTCTTAGGTTTTCTTGGTTTCTTATTTGATGGCATTTTTAATTACGCTTAACGCTTCCTCTGTGTTTCTTACGATAGCCGCCTGACCTTGCCAGTCTGCGTGCCAGATTATTTGCTGTGGTGTCAGTTTCCCGTCACCCTCTTTAATTTCCATTAAGAAATTGTATTCAGTGCCTTTATGGGTATGACCAACCAGGATGTCAGGGCATCCCTCACCTACCTTATGCAAGTGCTGGACTGTGTAGCCTTGGCCTCGCAGTGCCTTGACTATCTCGCTTTGGTTCTTGTCTACCCGGTATGCTCTCATTTCCACTCACCCTCTATGCCACGATTTCCTCGTGCCCATTGTTCCCTAGTGTCGCGTTCTAGCTTGTCAGCTTTCGCATCACCCCGTTTTCGTCGTACTAATTGCAGATAACTGATAGCTTTGTCGCGACTTTCTGCTCTCCATTTTAATATAGTACGAATCTCACACTGGTGCCTGTATTCCTCAGAGTTGTTCACTTAGGATTCGCCAAGCTGTTGCTGCACATAATGGGACTTGTCCGTTTCCAATGGATTTAAGTCTGTCCACCCTAGCGGCCACCCCATCAGCCACTCTACCCACATCGGGTTCAACGCTCCACTGGTGTGAGAAACCGATTGACTCAGTGATATTTGCTTCCCTTTTTCCATTCGACGTTGAGTCGCACCACTTGATAGATTCCCCCGATCCCGATTGTCGCTTGCTTGTGGTGTCGGAAACTTCCGCATTGCCACAGTAGCCGCTAATGTTGGAGTTTTCCTGTTGAATTCTGCCGGGTAGCCCGCCTCCTTCGCATTGTGACAGGTTGGAGTAGGCCACATTACTCTGCCTACAATCGTTTCCAAGTTCGGATTTCGCTTCTCGTTCCATGCCGATTCCGGCGTTATTCTTGCGGCCATTGCTGAACAACTTCTCGGAGTAGGCCATATTTCTTGCAACGATCCAGATTCTGTCCCTCTGATGGTTTGCTCCAACGTCGGCTGCTCCCAGCACTCCCCATCGCGCATTAAACCCCATCGAGGCCAAGTCTCCAAGAACGGTTCCAAGTCCCCTAGAAGTGAGCATTGGTGAGTTTTCCACGAATGCGAATCTGGGCTGTACTTCGTAAATGATCCTCGCCATTTCTCGCCACATTCCTGATCGCTCTCCGTCAATTCCTGCTCCCCTTCCTGCTGAACTAATGTCCTGGCATGGAAATCCTCCAGATACAACGTCAACAATTCCTCGCCACGGCTTCCCGTCAAAGGTTTGAACGTCATCCCAAATCGGGAAAGGCGGGAGAATACCGTCATTTTGTCTTGCGACAAGTACGCTAGCTGGGTAGGGTTCCCATTCAACGGCACAGACGGTTCTCCATCCGAGAAGTTTTCCCCCAAGTATTCCTCCACCAGCACCTGCGAAAAGAGCCAACTCATTCACGAAATCTCCCTTTATTGTCATAGTCGCTAGGTTGTCCTTCAAACCTCTCTATGAATTGGCTAGAATCCCGGTGGAACCAGAATGGATACCAGTCCGTACTCTCCCCGTTACGCTGCTTCTCGTTCATAAGAATCATATCCGGACTCTGAGGATCAATCTGCTGGCCCTTCTGGACATCGTTCTCTTTCTTTTTGTTGCGCCACACAATAAACACGTTGTCCACCTGATCCGTGATTGAACTAGATCCTCTTAGGTCATTCTTGTTCGGCATCAACTCATCCGATTGCAGCTTGCGGATATGGTGAATCAGGTGGATATGGCAGTCGTGATCCCTTGCCAAGGCAGTCATCTCGTCTACAAACTTCTTCTGTCCGTTGTAATCATCTTCCCCGGCAACCACCTTCATCAGGCTGTCTACAAAGAAGTGCTGAACCCCAAGTTCTACGGCGCAATATCTCGCTACCGAAATAATCTGTTCCGCAGACGTAGTTCCCTGCTGGTCATAGAACCAAAGACTTCCCTGAGCAAAAGCCTTAAAACGGGCGTATAAGGCGCGTTTGTAGGGTTCCCCTTGTCTGGATGCCTCCCACTCTATGTTTTCGCCTGCAAACTGCCTTATAAGCCGTTTAATCGATACTCTAGGTTTCATCTCAAAGCTGGCAACGCAGCATTTCTGTCCAGCCTTGATTAAACCCAGTGCAACCTGACCCGTCAGCAGGGACTTGCCGCCACCGTTCGATCCAGCCCAGACCGTTACCTCACCCGGCCTGAAAGCAAACGACTTAGTGGCCTCCCATTCCATCGGAACAGACCGATCCACCAGCGGGTTGTCAATCTGGTCTTCAAGCTCGTCAATCCAAACTGAAGCGTCTTTGACTAGGTACTTGTGGTCTGTAGCGTGTAAGTAAGCAGAGAAGTCAATATTGTCACTCAGGTACATAGTCATCATATTCCTCAAGATTATTTATTAATATTTGTCCACACGTTGTATGTACACGGAGAGCCTTGGATGCCAAAAAAGCGTTATGCAGTGCTTTAACTTTCTGGTACGGCTGATCCGTTGATATGTGTACAGGTAATCCTACTGCAAACCTGAGATCCAGTTGATTAATATTTTCTATCGGTAATATTTCTACATCAGCAAAATCTAATTGATATTTTGACCAGTTAGCCCAGCCCTTTGACTTATCCTCACCGTAGTACACAAACACGGCTTTAGGGGATATGCGCCCAAGACGCATCTTGATGATCTCTTGATGGCCTCTCATTTGATCCTCAGCTTCCACTCAGGGATAGTGTTCTCAGGCATGGCAGACTTCTGGAACCGCTGATTGCGTACCCAGTTGCGCCAAGTCGCGTCCCAGTCCTTCTTAACACCTTTAGCACCAGCAACGCTAATCCAGTAATCCTTGAAGCCATCAGAGACTTTAACCGGATCTAAGTCTGGTCTTTCCTGCTTGCAGAACTGCTTTTGTTCTTCTGATAACTTCCAGTCTTCAGATAAACGAGTTCCACGAGTGCCTACTATATTGGTTATTGGTTTATGGTTATTGGTTAGGATCTGATCCGCATCTGATTTCAGAACCTTTTCAGAACTCCATCTGATCTGATTCGCTTTACGTGCGCTATCCGCTTTGCTGTGATACTTCTTTATTTCAGAATCACAACGAGTGTGAACCCATCCGTCAACAGATACCTTAAACATATCCTTGAGGACATTTTCAACTACGTCTTGCCCTAGTCTTAATCTACGAGAAACCCAGTCTATATCAAGCGGTATAGGAGTTTCTGTATCGTAATACATATCGAGCAATCTTCTGTAAGCAAGATCCTCATCATTGCTCAGATGGGCAGTTGCTGCCCTGTAATCACCAATGTGGAATTGATAATAGTGCATGGCTTCTTCCATAAAAAAAAGCCTTAGGTGAGACTCTCACCAGACATAATCTGGTGTTGACGGACTGGTGAGTAACCAGCAGAGTCCCATCTAAGGCTTACTCGTTTAACGCGCCGTCAAGCACGTGATAACTATACTTTAACTCCCCTAAGCTGGCAAGTCCTGCAAATATTAGCGTCTTTGAACTGCATATCGCTTCTAGACTTCCTACAGCCGGGGCATATCTTCATGCCGAAATAGTTAGTTTTTGCCGGTTTCTCGGATATTGCTGCTACAGGTATGGAAGGTTCGATTTTCAATTACTTGGCCCCTCGGTGATATTTTTGGTAAGAATGTATTGAGCTGCTTAAATGCTGGCTGATACCTCGGAGGCACTACCTCCATAACCTTGGCTTCTTTAGCTGGCTGCTTAGTCGGAAAGTATACATTACCGAGCATACGAAGTTTCCCGTAATTAACTAAAGTCTGGAGTTCAGCCCTGAGTTCATAGCTACGGATACAGCCAAATAAGCCAAAGTTCGTTAATAGCGCATCCTGAGTCATGCCGCCATTTTTATGGAATACCTCTAGGATCTTCTCTCTACGAGTCATTTTTGCGCCCTGTAAACAGGTTCCCATAACGGATCGGGGTGAGGCATCTGGCTGAAGATCATCCGGCCTTCATCATCCTCGTATATCCAGCCTACAGGCTCCTGTGGTGTACAGGTATGTATCTCAGCCGGGTTGACTTCACCGCATCGGTCGCATTGTGAGAGTCGGGCGCGGAGTGCGTCTATTGTCTCTGAATGTTTAATATTTCTCTCGCTGTGCCAAACTCTTAACAACGCATCCAGCGCCATCTGCATCAGTTCTCTGTCGTTATTCATAGCTTATTGCTCCTTAAAGTTCGGCACTTTTCCCTGTCAGCGTTAGAAAAATCAGGGCTTATTTCTGACAAACCACAAGGCAATTTTCCAGTATTATGGGCCTTCATGCTCCAGTAAATAGACAATCCGCCACATATAAAGGCAAATATCAGAATAGCAATTTCAGCAACTTTCATAGTTTCCTCCATTAGTTGTGCTGCCGAAATATAGTGGGGCTATCCCTAGATTCTGTCAATAGTATTTATAAATAGGAATATTGCTTACGATAATAATTATTCATTGACACAACTATTGCAATGCTGCATTATCTATCTACCGCATCTAGCGGCTTACTAGGAGACCAATATGAAAGATAAGATAGCCATTAACGTAGATAAGCGCAAAGCAAAAGCTGCATTAAATCGCACAATGAAAATTTGCAGAAAAAATGGTTTTTTTGAAACGGCGCAAAAAGCCGTAAAAATTAAGATGTTTTTGCAGTTTGCAAAGTAATAACTACTAAGAGGCCAATATGAATATCGACGAAATCAAAGCCAAGATGGATGAAATTGCAGCTCGTAACGCACACTGGAAATCATGCCAAGACGGTAGCTACGAAATGGCATTAGATCGCTCCGGTTACTACGATCTGCTTGCTCAGTATAATTCGCTGAAAGAGGCTGCTAATGGATAACTCAATCATTTCAGACGTTCGCACCCAAGCCTACAAAGACGGTATCAAGGAAGGCATGGAAATAGCCCGGCAGATGCTTTGCAAGTCTTTGGAAAAAGACATTGATAGTTTTGGTAGAGCTTGCGCTCATGTGGATAAATTAATGTGGGAGAAAAAACATTATGAAAAAGCTGCTCTCGACGAATGACTGGTTTGCTAGACATCCAGTATGCACTGGTGCAATAATCTTTATTCTATATATCTTGGCTAGTTCATTATGAGTAAATCAATCTTAGATCCATCATTCAAATATGTTCCTTCTGCTAGTACAAACATTGCTAAAACGTTTGCAAAGATTCGTAAGGATATGCAAGCTAAGACTAAGCCGGTACAGCCTGTTCAGGAAGTTCGGCAATTCAATATTATGCAGTATAAAAAATTCAAGGGATAAATAATGTCTGAATATCAAGTTTACGCAAAGCTGCAAAAAGCTAGGATGATGCTACAGGCAGCGCCAATAAAGAAGTCAGGAGACAATAAGTTTGCGGGTTATCAGTATTTTGAGCTTGGAGATTTCCTTCCTACAATCAATGGGATATTCAGTGAACTCGGACTCTGTTCAGTCATCAGCTTTGATAAAGAGCTGGCTACTCTACGCATTGTCGATACTGATAACGGTGGGAGCATTACATTTACTAGCCCGATGGCTGATGCCAACCTGAAGGGCTGTCACCCGATCCAGAACCTCGGAGCAGTAGAGACCTATAGCCGCCGTTACTTATACGTTACAGCACTTGAGATCGTAGAACATGATGCTCTGGACGCTACAACAGGCTCAGAGTCTCCTAAGTCAGCCAAGCCGATTACTAAAGACGTATTCGATAGCATGACCGCTGATGAACAAGAGTCCATCCGTAGCATTGGAGTACAAGTTATCTCCCTGCTTTCAATGGACGATGTAGAGGGAGCTGTTCAGTATATTGAACAATCAGAGTTAGACGCAGATTCTAAAACCGCCCTTTGGAGTCTGTTGGATAGTAAGCAACGGGCAGCAATTAAAAAATACACTACAAGGTAAATATATGGCTTTTGATAATACTAATCGCGGCATCCTGTCTAAGAACCAGAATAAGACAGCGGATAATCATCCTGAATACTCTGGCTCGATTAACATAGAAGGGACAGACTACTGGCTCTCAGCATGGATTAAAGAGTCCAGCAAAGACGGTAAGAAGTTCTTTAGCCTGTCGGTTAAGCCTAAAGATTCTGCAAAGCCAAAAGCTAAACCAATGCCGGAAGACGATCCTAACGATCCTATTCCGTTCTGATCTACGGAGAGAAAGCAAGACTGCCGGGGACTTTGGTCGGTTCATCCTAAATTCTTGTGAGTATCTCCACCCTTTACGGGCAAAAGCGGATGCTGACCAGTTAGCTGAAATGCAAAGGCAGTGTAGCGAGTAGCCCACCTAATAATGTATGGAGAATAATATGAAATATTTAGTCGCACTTTGGTTAGCAGCAACAGCAACAATGTCTTATGCAGCTTGCACATATAACAATTATTGTGGGCCTAATGGGTGTGTGTATTGCACAACCTGTTGCTACGGTGGTAGTTGCACAACAACTTGTAATTAAGAATACGCCAAGCCGGTAGTGGCGCGTAACACCGGCAGCAGGGGCTGAGTACCCTTTCTTGCTTTGCTCCAAAGCTCAGTGACCCTGCACCATTTAACAGGAGAAACCTTTGAAACTGCTAGACGAACTGCAAAGCCGCTTTGAGATTAAGAATGACCGTCAACTAGCTGCAAAACTTGATGTGTCTACACCAGTCCTAAGCCGTATCCGCAACAGTAAATGCTCGGTATCAGCCGATATGATGATCCGTATCCATGAAGTATTCGGACTGCCTATCGCTGAGATTAAAGGAATGTGCCAATGAGTTGGGCAGGAACAGAGCTAGAAGTTATACGCTGGTCTGAGGCAAGAGGCATAATAGCTAATTCAGACTCCAAGACGCAGTTGCTGAAAGCAGTCTCAGAAATGGGAGAGTTAGCAGATGCCATTATTAAGCGGGATCGACCTAGTATTATTGATGGTCTTGGTGATGTGCTTGTTTGTCTTATTAATGTCGGGGCTTTAGAAGACATAGACCTGACACACTGCCTAGAATCAGCCTATAACGAGATTAAAGACCGTAAGGGCTACCTAAACAAAGACGGAGTATTCATCAAGCATGGATGATGTAAATAACCCAACACATTACACAGATGGCGGCATTGAAACCATTGATTTCATTGAAGCAAAGAAACTAGATTTTCATCTAGGCAATGCAGTTAAATATATATCACGGGCAGGTAAGAAGGAAGATAAGCTCAAAGACCTACTAAAAGCCCAGTGGTACATTAATCGAGCTATCAATAACGAAAATGCAAAAAGTTAATCAAGAAATCTACGCTAAATTAATTAAGCATTTAATAAAACATGACGCAACGATTGAACAACTGGCTAAAAAAACAGGGCTGCATAAAGTAACGGTAGGAAGCCTAGTTCGCACGTTCAAAAAAAACAATCTGGTGCATATCTGCGACTGGCAAAAAGATGCACTAGGCCGGGATCAGACAATGGTTGTCCGCTGGGGATTTAGCAAAGATAAACCTCGGTTTGCTTTCTCAGCGGCTGACCGGCAGCGACTATCCCGGTTACGCAAAAAAACCAACTGGATTACACCCTTATTAGTTGACCCCTAAATACTACGTGGTCATCATCCCAGACCTCACATAGCTCAGGTGGCAGCAGTTTACCGTCAACAAATGTAAGCACAGCAAAGCCTGACCTATGGTTCTTTGGGTTGTCTTCCGCATACTCAAACTGGTCACCGTTGACATCCGCTAGTGAGCCAGTATCCACACCATAACGAGTGCCGTTATAGTCTGTCCAAGGCGTAACCTTCAACGAATGCAGATGCCCGGTAATAATGCTTGCACCAGACTTTAGAGCATTGTTGTAGACCGCATGGATGCCATTATGATAACGATGTTTCACCATCGTATTATCATTGACCATAATTGATGTAGAGAACTTCCATAGCGGGAAATGGTCAGTTAAGTTCATGCCCTCAACGCCTCGCCACGAATCCCCTACCTGAGCCGCTAGACGGGCGTTAAAGCGCGTATCGTGGTTGCCCCATGTCCAGTGTAGGGCAGCACCTTTTGCGGCCTTCTCAACCTCATCTAGGCGTTCCTGACAGGCTTCTAGCTCTTGTTTTACGGTAGGCGTATATCCCCAGCCTGAAACCGGGTGTCTAGAGATACTGGCCCCGTCAAATACATCCCCATTCATAACGACCATCCGAGGCTTCAAGTCCTTAATGATCTTTACAAATGCACGATGCGCTGTGCTGATAATGCCAGGCCAGTAGTGGCAATCTGAGCCTACAACAATAATTCCGTTTTCTAACTTTACGTTTGTTCTAACATTGTTTTGAGCGTAGGTTACTTGGAAGTCAGGGCTATTCTTGGCAACCCCAGCTAGAACAATCCCCTGCTTTTCTTCAATTACTCGTCTTCGTTTAGCTACATTTCTTTCAGCAATACCTAGAATCTGTGACACTTCTTTAACAGATCCGTGTTTATTCCACAAAGCAATAAATTCTTGCTCAGTGCAAGTTGCCTTAGTCATGATTTCCTCTAATTGGAAAAACGATGAAATTCCCCGCACCACTCATCCCGAGCTACCACCGGAAACAGGGAGTCAAAGTCACCTTCGCCTAAGTGCATTACTTTAGGCGGGTAACGATAGCAAAATCCAAGTTCATCTTTAGGGTCAGCCTTAAAGAATGAACAAGACTGACAAGCTGGCATACAGTCTGCCGGAAGTTTTTTAACCATTAGTTTTGTTGCTCTTGTACTCAGGTTCAGTAGGCAACAATTGAAAAGACTCAGCGGGCCAAGTTCTATTCTCACCAGACTCAAAGACTACTAAGATTGCATTACCTCTCCGTGTCCAACAAAACCTGACGTAAGATTCTGTCCCAAAGGCATAACCATCGTTCATGCCCATGACACCACAGTAATGATCCCTCGTCGTTATAACCGTCCAACCACCTGCATTATTCTGAAACCCTGCTGCTTCTTCGGCAAAACTATAACAAGTTATTAACGATAAGACAACAACAGCGATTCGTTTCATGCTAGCCCCCTATTTGGTTAAGGCTTCGTATTGGTCTCGACATTGTTTGAGGAGGATGCGGAGTTCGTCTCCTCTGGCAGCTTCCCTCGCAAGAAACTCTCCATCCGGGCGGTAAAGCTCTTTTCCAGTACATCCGGCGGGAGTGGATCCATTACTGGCGGTGCTGGGCAAGGCACTGGCTTCGGTGGTGGGGCGCTCCGACCTATCGCGCAAGCTGTTAGTAAGGGCAGTAGCACGAGCATTAAGATTACGGATTTCACGGTCTTTCTCCTGTCTTATAACGTCTGCATTGGCTTGTAATTGCTGTTCCTTGGCCCTAGCCTCAGATTGAGCCTGTGCATAAGCAGCCTCCTGAACAGAGCGCTCCTTATCCCATTCCTGTTGAACCTTAGCCATGCCTAATTCACGGCCTTGATACATACCAGCACCGCCAGCAGTAGCAACAGCCAAGACAACACCAACAATCAGCCACGGATTCATTTCTGCCCCGGCACTTTCTTGCCTTCTAGCTTCTTATGAACCTTGATCGTCTTGCAGACTTCCTTCTTAGTCTTAGCGTCTACGTGGCAGACCTTCTTCATCTCGCCACCAGCAAACGCAATAAGTGGAACAAACGCAATAAGCGCAATAAGGCTTTTCATATCAAATCTCCGGTTCATGGACAGGTGGAGGCGCTTTCTTACCGGCAAAACCTGTGGTTACCTCAACAGTAGTCACAACAGGCTCAATACGGCGCTTTGCAGGGGCTTCTTCTGATGGCAGGTTGTTACTAGCTGCACCGCCTAGCTTCTCCTGTGTACGTCCCCAAGCCGCCAAACCAAGCACTGCACCCATAGCCATATGGAACAAGCCAGCACCTTGCAGCGTCATAGGTTGCCATTGACGGAAGGCATCATTAGCCGCTTGTGTCTCCCAAAACTGGATCACTGCCCATAGGACTGGAGCTAGAACGAAGTCAAATATACATACACCCATGTACATCCAGCCCATTGCCGGACGCCATTTTGTATTCATCCAGTCATCTTTTGCTTTTTCGCTATCTGTCTTCTTAGTCATCTCAGCCCTCCATTACGTGCAGTGCATGGTTGTAATGCTTAATCCGGTCTTCTAGTCCAATGAAGCCACCGTTAATTGCCTTAGTCAGACCCTTGATGTCACCCTTGTCAGCAAAGCGGTTCAGGTTATTAGTCTCCCAGAACCAGCAAGCAGACTGAGCAGCGCCTTCAAATGTCGCTAAGTACTCAGGCACATCGTTAATGTTCATCTCCAGACTGTCAGCAAATGCTTGATAATTATTACGTCCGGTAAGTTGGATAAGACCACGACCACAGAAACGCCAGCCATCACCACTAGACTCATCCCCATTACCCATACGATTCCCATAGGCTCGGTTGGCAATGTGCATTTGCTTGTTGAGTCTTGAGGCGTAGTCGTTGGCGATTGCATCTGTAGGGAAATACTTAGGGAAGATTTTGCGGAGGGTTGCTGGCTTGTAGTTCAAGTTCTCTTTCAAGACCATGAAATTACCAGACTCATGAGCGCATTGGGCCACAAAGGCAGCAATACGTTTCGGGGTATCAATGTCGTAGTCTGGTAGCAACTGGGACAAGGCTTCATGCCAGTCAGCTACATACGGATTCTTAGGCAGCATCTTCTTGAGTTGCTCAAGTGTCAACACACTCATTCTTCACCCCTCATTTCACGTAAAACCTTTAGACGCAGCTCTTTCATCTTGCGGGTTTCTTCTTGTGCCCGGTACATCGCATTATTCATGTCCATGTACATCACACCCATGACAGGGAGTGCAATCATTAGCACAAAACACAAGACCACCACGGCGATGAGAAGTGACCACGGTACGTCTGACTCAGACGAAGCATTACTAGAAGGCCGACGTACCACGCCACGACGAAAAGGATTGCTCCAACCCATACTGCTTCTTCTTTCCTTTTTCTTGCTGCCCTGCGTCTTGTAAGTGCCTCAGCCTTAATCTTTGCAGTCTCACGCTTATGAGCCTCGTCTTGCTCAATGATGATCTGCTTCCACATCTTTTCGTACTTAGTCCACAAGTCACCTAGCTCTGGAGGCGCTTTGTAGACCATAGTCTCCCGCAGCTCTACAATCATTGCATCCAACCTTGACCGTATGATGACCCGGTTTAATGCACGTTTGCCGATAGAGTCTGTGCCTGAGTAGACTTCCTTAGCCTCTGCTTCTTGTTGGATAAACGCCTTGCCGATAGCATCGTAGGCATCCATCAGCGCACCTAAGTCGTTACCAATATTTAGGAACACATCGTTAGGATCAGCCCTGCCTATCTCTTGAACCCGCTGTACTTCCTCGTTGTACTGTATCTTCTGAGCATTCGTCGGCGCTTTAATCTTACCGAACTGCGACTTCAGATCATCTAATACTTCCTTAACCTCACCTGCTGCGCCCTTGATGTCCTTATATAGCTGGCATCCTTTTTTAACGGCAGCAACCGCAGCATTAGCGGCAGCAAGTAGGGTTAGCGGATCAATTTAGCGTCTCACTTAGGCAAAGAACCATTACCAGCCATCCAGAACATTAGGCCCAATGCACCAGCGCCTACGATCCAGAATATCTTTTTAACGACGGAACGACCTACTTCTTCGTAGATCTTCTTAAATGCGACCTCAGCGGCTCTTTCAGCTATGGCCTCAATCTGATCGTCAGTGAGTGGGAGTTCTTTGTTAGACATAGGTCACTCGTAAAGGATATTGATCGTACCA